ATGCTTTGATCTCCGCATTGAAGAATGTCTTTACGAATGACCCTACATAAAATTTCTTATTACCTGTGGTTCCTGATCCTGCTACCAATTCATCTAGGAAGGCACCTGACTTCTTACACATCTGCTCTATGATACTGACGTTACCCTCAAACTTTTTAAATGCTGTGCTTGACATACCTACATCCTGTATAGGTGTGTCGTTCTTGATGACTACAGCATTCATGCTGCTCTCTACATGTGCTCCTGCCTGTGCTGACATAGATGCTAGATCAGATCCAGTGTAGTGTGTATGAAACACCACTCCTATCTTTGCCTTAGCAACTGCCTTACCTAGTTCATGATCCTCTGGTATACCATAGGTGATAGTGTTAGCTCTGAAGGTGATAAGTTTCTCACCGTCGATAGTCTCTGTCTTCTTGTCGCCCTCGGTGAACATAAGGTCACCCTGTATGACACCAGTGATGTCTAAGTCTTTAAAATATTTTAGTGATGCGGATAGTTTCTCTGCTAGACCTGGCTTATCAGAGTAGTAGTAATCTATATCTGTCTCAGTAAAACATAGTTTAGGTTCGTCTTTATTAAAGACTGACTTGTTACCTACAAAGAACTGATCAGTAGCAGGGTCGATACCACACACAACAGAGGGTGCACCGTCCCACTTAGTCTGTATAGATCCAGAACTCTGAGCACCACCTAGCATCTTAACCAGTTCCTTCATGAAACGAACTGCTGCGTCACAACCATCTACACCATAGTTGAGCATCTCATCTTCTATGTGTTCAAGGTGTTTTAGTTTTACAATGTTAGCCACTAATCAAGCACCTCAGTATATGTCGACTCACCTGTCATCTTATATGCTGACTGTAACTTGTCAGGATATACTCTGTTGGGGTCATCTCTAGTTCCCTTTGTAGTTGTGTTTCTTATGTTGAACATCATGTCCATGAGTGGAGTCGTCAGGTGTATGTTAACTCTCTTTGCTCCACCACCTTGTCCACCATACTCTATCCTTACATTAGATGCGTTCGCTGCTTTCTCTAAGAATGACTTGTCTATCTCAAAGTGTTTGATCTTACCTCTCTCTAGGTGTACGTAATGGTAACCATACCCTAGCGACCCTTTGATCAGAGACTTCAGTAACTGTTGGTCGACCTTTGGTGAATTATCTTTCTCACCATATGATTCACCCGCATCAAACTTATTGAATGTATCACAGAATTTCTGCTCATCTAATCCGAATGTCTTCATCAGTTTCTTACCATTCTCGTTTTCTATCTTACATGCCTTGACCTCTGACACTGGAAACACATCAGTCTTGAGTCCTAGGTTAGATAAGTTTGTTGTACCACTGGTCTTACATGAGATATAATACTTCCTCAACTTGTTGTCAGCACACAATACTTCTAGTGTCAGGTCAGTAACCGTAGCACCTATGTCATACCCTAGTGAGTCAGAAGCATCGCCCACTCTCCACTTACCATTCTCTAGTGTCATGGGTCTCTTCTTATTCTCTGCTCCCTCTGCTATACACTTGACTGCCTTACACTCTTCTAACTTGTAGTGTTTGATCATCTCTTTGATGAACTCACTATACTTGTGCTTTGTATTATTATCTTCTATCCAGTTATCAAATCCTTCTTGTAGTTGTACCTCGAACAGTGTACCTTGGTTACCTAGTCCCCTGTTACCTCTACTACCATCACCAAAATCTACCCTGAGAGTTTTTATATTAAGTTCTTTCTTCAGTTGACTTAACTTTATCTCTCCCTGTAATGCTCTGCGTATCTTACACTCATTCTTTTTGCCAGGATCAAATGCTAGTGGTGCATCTATCTTTGGATACTTCTTAACCAAATGCCCGAACAGTCTATTGGCATCAGATATTATCTCTGCTGTCAAACCAGATACTATGTCACCTAGTTCTTTTCTGTTGTTAGGGATTGCGTCGTATGCCATTAGAATTGCTTCCAGTATCTAGGATGTGTAAGTCCTCCTTCTTTATTTAGATCTGGATTCGTAAGTAGTACGTCTCCTGCTAGACTCCAACGGTGTCCAGTATTATATGTCATGTGCTTCAGTTTAGCAGGGAATATTAGTAGGTCACCCTCCTGTGTGTTCTCCTCCCAGACAGATGTGTTGCTGAAATTCTTTTCTGCGTCAGCAAATGCCTGTGGGAACCACTCGTTCTGACTATCCTTTGTAAAGCATAGTGGGTCTTGCGTGTCCAAGTAATATACCCATGATATATGTGCGGGGTCATGACAATGATTAGGAACAGAACTATCTTCACCACTCACTGCGTACCATGTCTTCATGAAATGTATATCATATTCTACATTCATAGATGCTAGGTACTCATCTATACAGTCGTTGAGTTCTAACATGAAACTATTCATCTGTGGATCAAGATGTACTAACACCTTACCATCTATCTCACCTGTCTGACCACGTTCAAACATGTGATACTCATACCTCTTGGCAACCCAATCAGCATAGTCAATTAAGTTAAACTTACCTACTGTTGTAGGAAATAGATTAATCGTTTCCATGTATTTGTATCCAAGGATTCTCTCCTCCCCTAGACTTGTTGTATATAATTATTCTATCGTTCTTATAGTCTGGAACGAACTCCAACTCATCAGTATTAGGCCACATCATCTCCTCATACAAGGAGTTAAGTTTTGCCATGTCGTCGTACAGATCACCTGTCATCTGACGCTCTGTTCTCTGATTTGTATATGTCAAACGATCCACTAGGATATCTCTTCTCTAACTTCTTGACATTTATTTCTAGAACTTCTTCAAAGTCTACACCGAGTGCCATACAAGCATTCGCTACGTACCACATAACGTCACCCAACTCAATAATAAGATGTTCTCTATTACTGTCGCTCCAAGGCTTACCTTGGAAGACCATCTTCTTAACGATCTCCAAGAACTCTCCAGACTCAGCAGCAAGGCCAACACCAGAAGTGGTAAGACGTTCAATATTGGCACCCTCTCGGTCAAGTTCAACCAGACGATCAGCAAGATCGACAAAATCTTTAGAACAATCGGATGTGACAGCATCTACAAACTCTTCGTAGCGTTTAAAATCTATTTGTTTTTTCATGATTTAGCATCAATAACTTTAGCGGTTTCAATGTCATCACTCTCATCTGGATTAGTATGGTGTGTGACTTCTTTTAATGTCTTGACATATTTTAAGACATGTTCTCTGATCTCCATCAGTTCATCGTAGCAACCCTGATTGTGAGCACAACCTCTGAGGTGGTGGTCAGGTGCTAGGAGTGATTCAGTAAACAGAGCAAGTGCTCTATCATATTTGATAGCAGGAGTCTCTTGTCCTACAGATGCTTGGTCTTTCATAATTAAAACTTAAAGTCATTGAACTTACTCTTGGATTGAGTAAGTGCTTTAACTGTTTCTTGGTTCAGAACAACTTGACCTGAGTCCATGATGTTATTCTGTGCCTCTTGTTCAACATTATACAGTCTCATCTTCGCTCTGTCAATACCTACAACAAAACGTTTGTTAAGTGTAGGATCATAGTATCTATTCTTCAACTGTTTGACCATTATCTGATTCTGTTCTTCCAGTTCTTCCGTACTAATAAGAGCGAACATAAGATCAGCAGTTGCAGGAAGACCGAAGGATTCACTTGTATCAGTAAGATCAACATCACTACTCCCATAGCCAGAACGAGTCGTCTGAGTAGCGGAGACGAGTGGTACATTAAACTCAACTGCAAGACCACGGAGCTCTTCCGCAATCGACTTAACCATGGTATATGAATTGACCGACGCATTTCTAAACCTCTGCGATGTACAGATATTTAGATAGTCTATGAATATGATCTCTGGTCTGAATGCTTTCTTGAGTGCTAGATCATTTAAGAGTGCTCGGAAGTGACCCGCATGTGCTGACGCTGTGGGGTACTCTTTTACTATGAGTTTACCTTGTGTCTTCTTAGATAAGTCTGTGATCTTATTCTCAAACATTATCTTAGGTAACTGTGCTAGTGTCTGTATGTCTACGTTGAGGAGGTTTGCGTCAATTCGTTCAGCAATTTTCTCTTCTGCCATCTCCATTGTAATGTAGAGAACGTTCCGTCCTTGGAGCAGCACGGAGCTAGCGACGTGGCACATGAATAGAGACTTCCCGACACCTGTACCAGCCAGTGCGATGTTAAGAGTCTTATTAGGTAACCCACCTTTTGTAATTTTATTAAAGAAGTCGAGATCAAAGGGTACTTTGGTTTCAACTCTGTGATAACTGTCGTATCTTTCTTCGTAGTCATCTATGTAATCGTGTCCTATATGATTATCAAACGACACCCCAAGAGCATCCGATAGTATACTAGGTATAGCATCGGGACTCACTTTTGTATCTTTACCGTCAGCGATCTTGATTGATTCCATCAACGCAAGATAGATCGCACGGTCTTGGCACCACTTCTCTGTGGTGTCTACTAACCAATCGAGTTCAGTTGTTTCTTTATCGAATGATTCTAATGTCTGGGTAATCTGCTTGAACTGATCATCACTAAGTGTAGATAGTTTACCTACTTCAATGGTAAGAGCTTCAACTGATGGAACAGCAGAATACTTTACGAAGTATTTATTGGTTATGTCGAATAGAACTTGGTCTGTTCTGTCTTCAAAATATTCTTGCTTAATGAAGGGAAGAACTTTCCTAGGATACTCCTCAGTTAATAACAGATTCTTCAGTATCAGTGTTTCCACCTTCATAGATTTCTTCCTCAATAAAAAAGTTAAATGATATAGTCGACCTCATCTTAGAGGATTTGTTCATGGGAGCAGCATGCTCTAACCATGATGGAAAGATAATCATATCACCTTCCTGTACCCATGGCACAAGAGTGTTAGATGT